ATTGCAGTTGAGGAAGGTGTCAAACGGGGATGGCATCGTGCTCATAAACATGTAGAGAATCCTTCTGAAGAAAGTATCAAAGAAGCTATTGAGGATGCAGTGATGTCTGCAATTCATGAATACTTTACATTTGATGAGTCGGAGTATTATTCGTGACACTAATTGACACTCTTAACTACTTCATACAAGACCAAGAAGGAGACCTTCAATGTTATGAATGGGACATTCGTGAAGAAACCAATCACGAAGTCAATGATATTGATTGGTATGTAGAACAATACGACCTCACAAAACAACGAATAGAAGACCTCAAACAAATCAAAACTATCTTGGAGAACAATGAGATTTCGTAATGTAGAGTTTCGTTGGAGTAAACTCAACAACAAGTATGAACTCGTCAAGTGGTATCCTCAAACTCACGGTGAAACTTGTTGTGTCGTTGCTTTCTTTGATAAACACAAAGAAGGTTATGATATGAGAACCATTGGTGATAGGTTCTTTGAGGATAAAGATGCTTGGGTTGTTGGTAAGTATGGTCTGGAGTTTCTAAATGCTATCTTTGAGATTGAAAAGATTGAAGAGGAACTGCGATGACTGACTACCAACCAACACCACAAACACCAGAGCAAGTAGATGAAGGTCTGCGTAATGCTATGAAACAAGCAAAGGAAGATGGTGTGTTTGATTGGGGTTCAGTAAAAATCCATCAACCAAAAGTTATTTGTAGATGTGATTTGTTTGGACAAGGACAAATGGTAATCAGTTTTTCTGATAGTGGTTATGGTCCTCATATTGTGCCCAATCGTTGGATACGATTTTGGACACGAGTATTCTTCAATAGTAAATGGGAGTTTCTAAATGACTGAACGAGTAAAATTCACACAAGTATCCAGAGTAATCTGCCCCAAAACAGGTATTCATTATCTTGATGCTGTTGATGTAAATGGTATTCACTGGTTAGCACAGATGGAAACTGATGTAGAAAAGTGGATTACATATAAAGAGTTCTGGTATCAAGACCCACAACAACCATTAGACCTATGACACCTGAAGATAAGTATGCACTCAAAGAGTTGCTCCGTGGTGCTGGTGTATTTGTTGGTGCCTGCGGCGTTTTTATTCTTATTTTGATTGTGCTTGGTTATTTTGCCTCAGGTGGTAAACCATTGGAACCATCATTTGAAGTGGTTGATCAATACAAAGGATGTGATGTGGTAAGATATGCACCACATCAAGCCGCAGAGTATAAGTATTTCCTACACTGCGAAAACAAATGACCAAACATCCAGCAAACGATTGGGAATGGGAAGATAGTGCTGAAATGGCTTTTGTAGAGTGGTTTCATGGTGACTATGGGAGTCCTTATTCCCTTCGTTCAGAATGGTTCTTTGGTGATTGTAAAGTACAAGACGAGAACACATTAAAAGATCTGATGTACAAGTGGTTGCATTCAGCCTTCTTGACGGGTTATAATACTGGGAGATGCACCAAGACCAATGAGAGTTGAAATTAACTACAGCCCATCTACGGAACATTATGTCTGGAAACTCTGGACTGGCCCTGATGGTATTGATGACTACGAAGGTGTCGCAATCTCACTTGGAGAATGCTTTGAGGAACTGATTAAATACGAAACTCTGAACGGACTTCATTACTTTGGTGGAACAAAAGATGACTAGAAAACTCTGGGATATTATACGGGATGACTTGGGGTATAGTATTGACTGCACCGATGAGATCGTAGATGCTGTTGAGGAATGGTTGCCCAAAGAACACGACACTAACTCTTACAAATGGAATGAGTGCCTGAAACTTATGCGGGAGAAACTGCGATGACTGAACGCACCGACGATTGGAGAACTATCTTTGGAGACCTCACAGATGATAGTGGATGTTATGAGATTGATAAGGTAAACATTTATCAACTTGCATCACACTTGGAGTAACTCTACCTTAAAATTGAAGAACTTGAGGCAAAACTCAATGAACGATGATATGCCGTGGGTCAATCTCACACAAGAGGAAGTAGAAGAACTCCGCAACAAAAAACACGAACTCACTGAATACGGCAAAGACAAAATCCGAGAAATGATGAGAAACCAAGAACCATATCCCGATGAGATGTTTGAGGAAGCTGAGCGTCGTGAGAAGAGTAATCGTGTTCTTCAACGATATAATGACTTCTACAACTTGGAGTGTTCTGGATTGCCTCACGGAACTCCAATCACACCAGAGCAACAACAAATGATTACTCTACAATCTATGATTGATGCTATTCGTTGTGAATATCTCAATCGTGAGTATAATGAGATTGCAATTAGTGATATTGAGAACTTGATTGAGGCACTTTATCAACAATCAATTACATTTCTTGAACGAGTAAAAGAATTCAAAGATAGTGCTGATGGTGTAGCATGATGAACCTCACATACCGACAACTGATTCTCTTGACAACGGCTATCACTCTGTTCTATGATGAGGTCGCAAAGACTTCTACACCTGAAATGAAACAGGAACTTATGGAACTTGGTGAGATTATTCAAGCAGCTGCACTGAAGGCAAAATGAAGTCTCTCCGAGTGAATGTAACAACCAAAGTAAATATTTTGGTTGAAGATGATGATGACTTGTGGGCAATCAAACAGACGGCACTTCAAGCAATCCACGATAAGATTCATTTCCTAGAAAAAGATAGTTTTTACCTTGAATATAATGAAACTCTGTAAAGATTGCAAGTATTATCGTAAGGATTGGTTGGGTCATCTATTTGGAATGGGGAACCGACACGATACTTGTGCTTCTCCCAATACTTCCACAAATCTTGTAACTGGCAATGAGAGCAGGTTCTGTGATATGCTTCGTGCAAAGTGTTGGGAAATGCTTGATTACTCTTGTGGTCCTGATGGTAGATTTTGGGAGGCAAAATAATGGACGATAAAACACTATTCAACCCAGACGAGTTTCTGCTTGACAATATCAAATCCTATCACTATGAGGTGATGGATGAGGGGCATCATGTGTGGATGGCATTCTATCTTGAGAATGGTAACACAGGGCACTTGAATATTTTCCTGAATAATGGTAGAATCAATACCAGATACGAGGAATGGGATGAAACGCCGTGACCTGGAAAGAATACTGGCAGATGACCAAATGGGAATGGTTTATTGAGGGTTTTCGTAATATTGAGTATATCATTGATTGTTACACTACCCAATATCCTTATGGGGATGATGACTTCTGGGAGGCATTATCGTGGGGTTGGTGTTGCGAATACATCTATCCTTATGATGATCCTTATGATCCTCGTATGTCACCTGAACGCAAACTGAGACTGGGAAGATGGTCTTAATTAACAAATGGATTATATCAAATAGATTTCTTCGTTATACTCCATTTTGGTGGTGGTATCGTCTTATGAGTCATCAAGGCTTTCGTTTTGATGATTATCATGTATGGGGAGAGTTTTGGAGTTCTCTGAATGGTGGATGGTTGGATATGAACTATCAATGGGAGTTTGAGAAGTTCTGGGGTAAAGGTGCAAAAGCTGAAAAGATTGTATTACCTGCGAAGGACTTTGATGCTCTTGTAGAACGCTTGAATGAACCTCCAGATCCTGTTATAGTAGAACGAACTAGAGAAATTATGAATCGTAAACCACCTTGGGGGGAATGATTATGAAAAGCTTTGTGACTGGTATTATTTGGGGATTTGCATTGATTGGTGTGTCTGCATCTATCACTTATTTGTATGCAGCAAATCAAGACATGAAGACCCCACAACATACATCTACGGTCTCTGGGTCTTCTGGTGATCTTAAGTGTTCTTATTCATCTTGCGTAGTTAAGGAACAACAATGACTATCGAAGTAACAGAAAGAGAAGATGGTTCATTTGATATTTCATGGGATGAAAATGATCCCACCGAGAGTATCTTAAACACCTGGACGGAACAAGACTTTATTGATTGCATCAAGCAAGAGGACTCACTGATGCGTCATAGTAACCTCATAATCAATTTACATCATGGCTCTCACAGCTGAACAAGGTTACAAGATCAGAGAAGAATACTCCGATGTAAAAGAAAAACAGATCTGTGAGAAACATAATCTTCAACAGATTGGTGGTAGCCGTACTAAGATTGATGGATCAAATGGTGACATCAATAAAAGTATTAAGAACGCAAGTGGCAGTAGCACCCAAGTTCACTTAACTACTCAGAATCACTTCATCAAAACTCTTGGTATTGTTGGAAATGCCGCTGAGTTTATTCGTTTGTTCTGTGGTAACAAGGATCTCAACAACAATGGAAAGGATCGTTATACAATCAAACAAATTGATTCGGAATGTGTTGAGGAGTTCAAAACCTTTCTGACTCAGAATAAAAAAGAAGTTGTGGATCTTGTTGTTCGCAACGGATTCAACATCACTCATGTTATCTACAACGACATCAAAAATGATGTTGAATATGAGTTGACTTACCAAGAAATCATTGATAAGTTGGATGATTGTGAGTGGGTTTTCCTGCGTGGTGGCATTCATCTGAAAAATTCGCAAGGAAAAAGTTACTTTCATTTCCAGAGAGAAGGTAAAAAGAACCCTAGTAATCGGTATAATGTTTTGTTTCACATTCACAAGAACTTGTTCCTGTGACACTTGAAGGGCTGTCCACCAAACCCGCCACAGACCCCTCCTATACATCATACTAGCCAAGTAATCAATCAAACACATGGCAACTCGTTCTCGCATTGGTGTTCAACTCAAAGATGGTTCTGTTCTCTCGGTGTATTGTCACTGGGACGGCTATCCCGAGTGGAATGGTAAGAAACTCAAAGAACACTTCAACTCTTACGAACAAGCTGCAGAGTTGATTGATGGTGGTGACATCAGTTCTCTGTGGACTGATAAAGATTGGGAACAGAAAGAAATGGAATCCCGCACTCTGTATTATGCTGAGCGTGGTGAAACTGACACCGAACCTAATCTTGACAACTCCTTCCAAGCTTTCATCAGTGGTGTAAATGATTCGTGGGCAGACTATGCGTATCTCTTTACAAATGGTGAGTGGAAGTGTTATACTCCTAAAGGTAATGAAGAACAAATCCCTGCGTGATATGGAAAACCTTATTCAAGTGAAGTATTACTTCAAGGAACATCCGAACACTACACTTTCGGTGTTCCTCAAAACTGAAGAACAGGTAGAGGCTTTCAAAGCCAAACATCCCGATTATGTTTATGTTGAAGGTAAATGAAAAAGTTTCTGATTCTCGCATCAATTCTTCTTTCTTCTCCTGCATTTGCACAGACTGCACCTGCACCCAAACCACCTAAGGTCTACAAGCCTTTTGTGTATGAAACTCCATGTCAGTTGGAGTCAAATATGCAGATCTATGAAGATACTTGTAAGGTTGTTGAAACTCGTGAGACTGGTGGTGCTCTGCGAACTCGTAACATCTTCTCTAATAAGTGGAAACTTACTATCAAAGGTAGGTTTGATCCCAAACAGGGCTATCTGACTTGGGATAACTACAACAAACGAGAATACAAGTGGGAGTATAAAGTCGGTGGAGCTGGGTGGACTTATGTAATGCCTGGCGTCCTACTTCAGAATGTCTCATGGGACTGATAAGGATCTCTGATCGTTCAGCCCCTTGACTTCTCCCCTAATCCACATTATTTTGGCCTTGTTCAACTGATTCACACATGAACGACGATTTCAACTACGATTACATGGACGAGAACGATCTGTACGAATCCATGATGGAAACTGGTCCCGAAGATTGGCTTCCTATTGGTGGTGTTCAAGAACAATTTGATTCTGAAACTCTTGCACTTCTGAAATCTTTCTGATAAACTGAATACATGGGAACGGGGCCGCCCTTAAAGATCTCCCACCCAGATAAGCTTTTAGCGACTAAGATCTGGACCCAAACACACTTTGCTTTTAGCACTTTTTATTATGACTAAGAACAACTACTTTTACAAGGTTCCCACTACCTTTGATGATCCTGCTTGGGAAGAAATCAAAGCACAAATGCCAAAACCCCAAAAAATACCTGGCATGAAATTCGTAGACCGAGTAGTTATGGCTACGACTGTGCCAAATCGCAAAAATCATCGGGGAGAAACGCAAAACCCAGCCCGCAAAGGTGGTACTGGCAAACGACATGAGACTCTCAAAGGCAGCTTTGAGAAAGGTATCAATGCTAGGGTAGCTCCTCCGAAATTGATTAAAGAGAAGACTTGTTTTGGCCTCTTTGGCGGCCATGGACGCCACCACATCTTTGATGAACTCCAGTATCCATACTGGATGTATGACATCTATGAGTATGATGTTTCTACTCGTAGTTCTTCCCAAACCAACAATGAAGAAGTGTTGGAAGATGCTGCACTTGGAGACAATGATCATCCTGTAGTCAAACCAGCAGAAAAAGCTGACTATGTTGGTATGTTGGTGTCTCGCATCAAAAAACATGGTTGGAATCGTGGTGAGTGTCTTGACTGGTTTGATTCCATTGAACATTCATTGACCCAAAGACAGATTACCGACTATACGACTGCTGCTATTCGCAAAGAAATGGCTGAAGGTCGTATTGAGTGGTTCAAGGAACATGAGATTAACCAGATTGTTGTTAATCACGATCCTAGTCTGATCATTCTGAACACCACTGACGCAGAAAAAGGCAACAACCAACGCTTCATTCGTACTGCACGATCTATGATGCGTTCCTATGTCAACAGTGGTGGCAAGACTCAAGGTTATTGTCTCTGGAATAGTCAGGCTTGCAGTCACGAAGGTATTGATGATGCACACCTTGCTGCAGAAAACCTCATGAACGAATTTGTTAATGAGTGTCTTGAATTTGCAGCTGCAGTCAACTTCTTCAAGACAAAAGCTTGCGAACCACAGAAGGTTGTCTTCCAAAAGATTGGATCTGATAACCTTGTGGGAGAAGTTGTAGACTATCCTGCACTCGGATGAAAAAAGTTGTAAGACATTCTTACAAAGATGGAGAGATCTCGGAGACTCGCACTCTGGGATTTCTCCCCTTTTCTTATACTCATGAGAACATTGAATCACTTATGAAAGTGATTCAGAATCAACTGAGTCCGGATCTTCTCACAAAAAAATACCGAGAAGAAAATGTAAGAAATCCAATGTACGGACATTGTTATCATTCCACTCAAGCTTTGTTCTATCTATTGAACACAGATAAGTTAGTTCCTATGAGTGGAATTGACTACCGAAATGATACTCATTGGTGGTTGCAAGATGACGAAACAATCTATGATGTAACCGCTGAACAATACTGGTCTGTTGGTCAGAATCCCCCATACGATACAGGTAAAAGAACTCAATGGTATGGATGGAAACAACGACCGCACCAGAGATCGCTGAACTTAATGATGAAAGTTCTTTACGATTGTAACATAGATTATACTTATACCACTGATAAGGTTTCCTGATCCAAGAGCCCTTGCCCCGTCTGGGGTAGGGGTGTATTCTAGCTGTATTGAAACGCAATTTGATGATTCTCCGTCCACATCAACAACGCGCAGTTGATCTAATGCAACTGCACCGAAAAGGTCAAATCATTGTTCCCACTGGTGGTGGTAAAACAATGAAGATGATCCGTGATGCAATGCTCCAATTTCATTGTGGTTATTCCGAACAAACGATTGTTATCGTGGCCCCGAGGATTCTTCTCGCAGAACAACTCTGTTCTGAGTTTCTAGAGTTTATCACCAACGCAAGTGTGATGCACATTCACTCTGGTGAAACTCATCACTTCAGTTCTACCAAACCCCAAGAGATTGTGGACTGGGTTGTGAACACTCGCGGTCACAAACTGATCTTCACCACTTATCATTCTCTGGAACGACTGCAGCAAACTCGTCTCCCCGTCAACACTATCTATTTTGACGAAGCTCACAACTCTGTTCAACGCAACTTCTTTGGTCCTACTGAATACTTCAGTCAGGAAGCCGATCGTTGTTACTTCTTCACTGCAACTCCTAAACATTCTCTCGCAGTGGGTAAGCCTGGGATGAATGATGTAGAAGTTTATGGTCAGGTCATTTGTAATGTTCCTGCACCTGAACTTGTGGAAGGCGGTTACATTCTCCCTCCTAAAGTTCTTGCGAAACAACTTCCTATGGTGAAGTCTGGTAAGATTCCTGCGGATCGGGATTGCACCAACCTGATTGAGACTTTGGATGAATGTGGTAAGGACAAAGTGTTGATCTGTGCGAAAGCCACCAAACAAATCTCTGCACTGATGTCTGAGACTGATTTCATTCAACAACTCCAAGATCGTGGGTTCTCGTATCTCTACATCACCGCAAAGACTGGTGCAATTATCAACGGTCAGAAGGTGAATCGTGAGGTATTCTTTGAGACCCTAAGTGCATGGGGTAAGGATGACAACAAGAAGTTTGTTGTGCTACACCATTCCATCCTCTCTGAGGGTATCAATGTGAGTGGTTTGGAAGGTGTGATCTTTATGCGTTCGATGGACTACATTGGTATCTCCCAAACCATCGGCCGTGTGATTCGGATGCACCATGATGATGCAGCTCGCATCCGTAGTGGTGAATTGGTTCCTGGTGATGTTGACAACTACACCAAATCTTTCGGTCTGGTTGTTGTTCCCGTCTTCAACAAAGTTGGGATCTCCACTCATCAGAAGATCCAAGCTGTGGTCGATACGATCTTCCAACAAGGGCAGCCTGCAATCTCGGTGGTGAGGAAGTGATGAAAACTACTAAAGACTGGACAGTTTACTGCAAGAAAACCTTCCGCAATCTTCAAGCTAACGCAGAGGATTGGGATACTTCCCCCGAGTGGAATCGTGCGATCACCCGTGACTTTTATCTGGGTGTATTTGACTGCGGCAATCCTAATCCAACTGGTCTAATCAGTGAGAACGCCTATGTCAACAAGATGAACAAAGGTAAGACAACTCATGATCATTGTCTGTCTCCGCAGTTCATTGGTCGCATGATCATGGACAATCAGGATACATATTTTAGTGATTATGAGAAGTTCAAGGCAACTTTCTGGTACGCATGTAGGACGATTGTAGTCACTCAAAAGGAGAATGAATCCCTTTCATTCTTGACATGCAACGATGAAGATGGTTACAAGATTCTTGTACCCACAGACAAAAAGTACAACCACCTGGGTATCAATTTGTATGAGAGGGAACAGGGTAGAGTTCACTGGAAGTATGCCCGCCCCATTCACAACAACATCATTGATGTTCCTGAAGAACTATTGGAGTACGAGAAGAGGTATCTAGTCGCATGATGTTCCCCAACACAAGTATCCTGGATCCAGACAATGGCCCCACAGGATTCACCACACCAGACTTTCAGTTTGCTGCTGTACCCTTCGGTAATCAATACATGATTATCGCAGACGGTCAACAGCTTGAAGTAGTCGATACTCGGCAGCTTGCAGAGATTCGGCTTGAACAATTAAAAAACTCGCATCGGGTTCGCAAGACAGGTAGTAAGACCCCTGTGAGCCAGAAATCGCAAAAAAAGGCGAAACCGTCTAGTGGCCGCAAGGGTTCTCAAGGGTCAAAACCCAAGGCCACCAAGGGTTCCCCCGCAAAACCAAAATCCAAGAGTGTGACAACCAAGAAACCGCACACCCTTCACCCAAATCCGCTCCTTGACGCATTAAGTTAGCCATGTTGGTAAAAACTATGACTACTAAAACAAAACGGGTTTCCGTTGTTCCTCTGTCCAGTAAAGCTAAGAACCGATTCCATAACATTATGGATCAGTTTCACATGTGTACTGTAGAACAGGAAAAAGTGATTGATGGTGTACCTCACTTGTTTCTGGTTTCGATGAACAGAATGTACTGTTTCTGGGTTCCTGTCAAGGGTAACGAACACTGGAAGATTGAGAAGTGACCGTTGAACTTTTTCACAAAGCCCCAGAGGGTTATCATTATGAACAAGAAAAGGACTTTAAGAGGAATACTACTGCTATTTGGTTGCATCATCATAAGCAGTACGACTACAACCTCGGAAAACCAGTTAAAACAATCTGGGGGTTTTACAATACGAAAACTAGACAATTTCACTCCCCCGTTAATAGTAAAACAGTGGGAAGTGTAGTTGACATTGGAGAGACTACACCTTATACTGCAATGCCTATCAAACAAACTCCCCTTGAGGCTGCATTTGGATGATTAAAACACACAAACAACTTATCAGAAACCTTGAGAACTATCATGAATCAAGGTGTTCCGATCTTGCAGAAGAAGGTCGGAAAAAAGATGCACAAGCTATCTACTATGAAATTGTAGTAGATGAACAAGACCCCAAAGATTACCTGTTTATTTCACTTCACAGAACTCGTTTTAATCCATGAAGTATAAAGTTGTCTGGAACTCTCCTCGTCAGGGTATCCAATCCACCACTGTTGATGCACTTGGTCCTATGCAGGCTGAGGAACAAGTTGAATCAATGTATGCACACATTGATGGGTTCCGAATTAACCATGTAACTCCAGTATTTGAGAAACAAACTACCCATGTTAGTTATGGACAACAACCCATCAAAGTAGAGTTGGTGGAATCTAGTGGATCCGATGATGACTTTAGCGCTAGTATTGGTGGCGCTGGATTATTTGTAGCAGGATGTTTGATTCTGTTCGGATTGTTCACTTTGCCAACTGGTATTGGTGCTATGTTGCTTGGTGGAGCTGTTGGTTGGTTGTCTTGGAAACTGGCTTGTTGGTTGAGTGATCGGGGTTGGTGATGGAATACTTGACTCCAACTCATCAGGAGATTCTTGATGTTCTGCGACAGGCCAATGTTGCAGTCATTGTCAACAATCATGAGGTCTGTAAAAAAGACCAGTTTGATGGCTATGCGCTGACCTGGAGAGATCCTATGAATAATCTAGGTAAAACCGCCTTGGTAATGTGCAACAGCACCATCACTAAAAACTATAATGATTGGGTTGGTGAGATTAACCGAACTCTCGCACATGAAGCAGTTCATGTTGCACAAATGTGCAAAGAGGGTAATGGTTATGTTGAACCTCTTGGATTCCGAAAGAATGTTGAGAAGGAAGCTTATGCTATTCAGGATCAACCTAGAGAGGTTCTTCGTATTCTCAAAAAGTATTGTCTTTGACTTGACAAATCCAAACAAAACATTTACACTAAAGGAGTAGTTTAACACTGAAAATGAAGTATCTTTATCTCGTTGATTATTGGGTTCCGTTTCCTTCTTCTGAGTATGGTGGCGTCGTGAGTGTCATCGCAGAGAATGACAATGAATGCCATGATGTTCTCCTAAACTGGCGTGATGAGTATGAGAATGCTCATGATGCTCGTATCATGGAACGAGTTGTAAATGCTCACAAGTTTGCTCTTGTGGATGAAGAACAATCCCGAGTCGTTGATAGTTTTACAACTTGATACATACTGTTAGAGTTTAATCTTACAATGATTGATCCAAACTTTAAGAGCCCAGAACAATTACAAAGATTACATCAACAAAAGATGGAAGCTATGAAAGTTCTTATGAGCGAGATTATTGACAATCCATCTATGAGTAATGCTAGTGAACTTAAAAAAGTTATAGATTATTTGGATAAAGATCCCAACAACTCTGAAAAAAATGACTGAAGATCAGATGCTCTTACTTGAATGTCTTGCTGATGATGAAGAATGGCAAGAATGGGAACGGAAAGCACAAGAATACAATGTAACGATTGGTTACTACATCGCTGAGTTCGTGTGACAGTCTGCGAACTGGTACGGAGGGCCTTTACAGGGCCCTTTTTTCATGTATGATGGCCACATGAAGAACACTCACCTGGAACATCCCGAAGACTCGATCCTGAACGATGGTCGGGATGGTGCAAAGAATGTCCTGCGATTCCTGCGGGAACGCAACAGCAAACTCTCTGTAAAGTATGATGGTGCTCCTGCAATCGTGTGGGGTACTTGTCCGTTTAGGGGTGCATTTTTTGTTGGTACGAAAAGTGTATTCAACAAGAAGATAATCAAGATCAATTATTCTCACTATGACATCTCTCAGAATCATGAGGGTAATGTCGCATCTATTCTGCATGTTTGTTTCGACAATCTTCCTCGCATCAAAGGTATTGTGCAGGGTGATTTCATCGGTTTCGGTGGTAATGACTTCTACAAGCCTAACACGATTGAATACAACTTCAGTCGTCTTGTGGAAGAGAATGTGATCATTGCTGCACACACTTCCTACACCAGTTCTACTCATCTGAAAGACGCAGTTGCATCGTTCGGTGTTGATGAGGAACTGCAATCTCCTAATGTTAAGTTCCTGAAAACTGATGCACACTTTACCTCCCGTCGTCGTAGAATTGATCTCCTTCTTGGTCTTGCAAGTGTGGCTATCAATTTTGTTAAGTTCCCTTCGCAAAAAGAAGGACAAGAACTCAAAGTAGCTGTGAACAAGTGCATCCG